TAATAAACTTAATGCTAAAACTCGTGAGGCTGAGCAACGCGCACAGCAGTACGAGGCTATGCTTGCCCAGCAACAAAACGAGCTGGCTCAGTACAAGCAACTGGCGGTACAAGGTCAGGCTTCTACGTTACAAGCTGAGGAAGATAAGCTTAAGGCGCAAGAGCAACAAGTAGATGATATCTACAAAAAAGCGGTGCAAAGCCAAGATGCAGATCTTATGTCTAAGGCAGACACCTTAAAGAATGACCTTGCCATAAAGAAAGAAAAACTTCGAGTGGCAAAAAGTAGGCAGATGCCGCAAGAGCAGTACGAGCCTATGGAGCAAGCTGTTCCCCAACAGCAAATGGCACCTCAGCAAGCGGAGCCTGAGCCCACAAAAGAAGCTTTAAGCTGGCATGAAAAAAACCCTTGGTATGGTGATGGTGAGGATGAGACAAATGTTGAAGCTACTCAGTTTGCCTATTTCACTCATTACAACCTTATCAATGAAGGATTTGAACCGGATTCCGATGAATATTACGATGCACTAGATTCTCGGGTTCAGAGGGTTTATCCTAACTTAAGCAAAAGTGTCGGCAACGACACGGATGCGGCCGAATCAACAGGACGTCAACCCGCCGTGCAAAGAGTTGCGTCCGCCCAGACAAGTGGTCGGCCACAAACACGAGGCAAAAAGAACGGTGTTAAATTCACCTCTGGTGAATTGGAGCGATTGCGTGGTCTTAAGCCACACAACATGACCGAGGAAGCTTGGCTCAAGGCTGTGGCAAAAGAGAAACAGAAAGTAGCTCAAAGAGAGGCAAGGTAATGGCAGATACAAAAAACACCCGTTCTTCGCGTGAAAGCGGAGCGCACGATAATCAGGCTCGGCGAAAAGTATGGCGCCCAGTGCGTAAGTTGGAAACTCCTCCGGCACCCCCCGGTTATGTATACCGATGGATTCGGGAGAGTATGTTAGGAACGGAAGACCGGGCTAATGTCTCGCGTCGTCTTCGTGAAGGATGGGAACTGGTTCGTGGAACCGACCTTCCTCCCGAATGGGAACTTCCTACCATGGACAACGGAAGGCATGAAGGTGTCGTTTATAACGAGGGCTTACTGTTGGCTAAGATGCCCGAGGAGTTCGTCGAACAGCGCAGTGCACACTACGCTAATGAGGCGGCAAAAGCTAAGGACGCATTGGACAATAATATGTTCAATGAGACCCGAGGCGATTCTCGGTATGTACAATATGATCCTAACCGCAGTAGCCGTGTAACCTTTGGTAAGCAATAGGAGATTGATCCATGGCTAATAAAGATGCCGCTTTTGGACTTCGTCCTGCTCACATGATGGGCGGTGCTCCGTATTCAGGTGGCCAATCACGTTATAGAATCGCCAACAACCAATCTGGTGCTATTTTCCAAGGCGACTTGGTTAAGCAACTAACTGGCGGTACTGTTTCTCGTGCGGCGGCCTCATCTACCGTACCAGTCGTTGGTGTATTCAACGGCTGTCGGTATACGGACCCAACTACTCAAGAGCAGGTTTTTTCAAACTACTACCCCGGTGGCGTAGCCGCAGACGACATCATCGCGTTTATCGTTGATGATCCAAATGTTGTCTTCGAGGTACAAGCTGACGACACATTCCCAGTAGCTGACTTGTTCGGCAACTTTGATGTTGTTGATCAGACACCTACCGGTGACACCCGCTCTGGCCGATCTAACATGGAACTTGACGTAACGACTGGTGCTACTACCACTACGTTGCCACTCAAGGCCATTGATATCAGCCAAGATCCCGACAACGACGACGTAGCAAGCGCTAACACCAACGTGAAGGTGGTTATCCAAAACCACATTGCGGGTGTTAAGTCTGCTGGCTTGGCATAAGGAGGCTAATTAGATGGCTATTTCACGCGCACAATTAGCGAAAGAGCTTGAACCCGGCCTTAACGCCTTGTTCGGCATGAGCTATGACACATACGACCGTGAGTATGAAGAGATTTTCTCTATTGAAGACTCGCAACGTGCTTTTGAAGAAGAAGTTCTGATCACAGGCTTCGGAAGTGCACCTGTCAAGACCGAAGGTCAGGGTGTATCTTTCGACACTGCGTCAGAAGGCTTCACGGCTCGTTATACCCACGACACCATTGCGTTAGCGTTTTCGCTGACTGATGAGGCTGTAGAGGACAACCTTTACGACTCACTCGGCCGCCGTTACGTGAAGGCACTGGCTCGATCAATGGCTAACACCAAGGAAGTTAAGGGCGCAGATGTCCTTAACAACGCTTTCAACACCAGCTTTGCTGGTGGTGACGGACAGCCAATGATTTCTACAGCACACCCACTGGCAGGTGGCGGAACTCTAGCGAACCGCGCAACTACTATGGCTGACCTTAACGAGACTTCATTGGAAGATTCGCTGATCGATATCAGCACTTTCACTGACGATCGCGGTCTGACCATCTCAGTACAAGCGACCAAGCTAGTCATTCCACCACAGTTGACGTTCGTTGCTGACCGCATTCTCAACTCGCAATTGCGTGTTGGCACTGCTGACAACGACATCAACGCCATTCGCAACACTGGCGTACTGCCCGGTGGTTACACGGTAAACCATTACCTGACTGACCCCGATGCGTACTTCATCCTGACGTCTGTCACCGAATCTGGTGAAGGACTCAAGATGTTCCAGCGTACCGCGATGGAGACGTCTATGGAGCCAGACTTCAGCACAGGCAACATCCGATACAAGGCGCGTGAGCGTTATTCATTCGGATTCTCTGACTGGAGAGGCATCTACGGATCACAGGGCGCATAAGTTTCAGTAGTGAGACTTGGGGGCCAATGGCCCCCTTTTTTTTGTCTTCATTCAGGTCTATGATGATAAGGTCTTTCTGACAGTTACAACTGACATTTGCCAAGACAGGAGACTTATCATGGCTACTACAACTTTCTCTGGTCCAATTAAGGCCGGAACAATTAAAGATACAACTGGAACCACTGTTGGCAGTGACGTTAAAAACGTCGGTTTTGTCACAATGGCTCAAACTGCAAGCTGGACTCAAAGCACTACAGCGGCCGATACCGGCATTGTTGTTCCTGCAAACAGTCAAGTTACCGAGGTGACTGTTTACATCACCACGGCTTGTGATGCGGCTAACATTTCAATGGGAACGTCAGCGACGTCTACCGAGCTTTTTACCGCTCTGGCGGCTGGAACGGCGGCTAACGTAATCCACCATGGAAGCGACGGAACAATCACTGACGCAGATACTTGGGTAGATATTGGCACTTCAGACTTGCCAATCTTTATCGACTTCTCTGCTGGAACAAGCGGCGCTGGCTATGTGACTGTTGAGTACATTCAGAACATAAACAATGCGTAAGGGGGTAAACCGTGGACAGTTTATCTCAAGTATTTCAGGGACACCGGCACGAAAGTGGCTTCGTCGTTCTTGGCCGTCGCCGAATTAAGGAGGTCAGTGTAACTGGCACCTCATCCGCAGGCATTCTCGATTTGTTCGACACCAGTACGGCACCAGAAGCGGGTACTTACGCACAAAGTGGCACCACCGTAACGGTTACCGATACAGGCCATGGGTTGTCTACGGGCGACGTGGTGGGCATTGCTTTTGAAACAGGCACTGGCGGCACGGCTCAGCCGGGTAATTACGCCATCACTGTGACTACGGCAAATGCCTTCACAGTCACCATGCTGAATTCTGACACCATTTCCGGCACTCCTGCTTGTCGTTACGTGGCCTCCACGCCCGGCAAAGAAGAGCCGAAGCGCTGGTTGATGAGCAAAGAGACTGCGGCGGCAGATACCTTTGCTAATGTGTTTAAGATCCCAAATAGCGGCTTTATTGTGCGCTATGGGCTCTACTTTCACATGGCTAATCTTGACGTTGCTGACGTTTTTTACGAGTAAGTTATGGCTGATACCAAAGACGTTGAACGATCTGAAGGCGGACGGCTCACCTACCGAGGTGAGTCGTTTCCCGGCTATAACAAGCCGGTGCGCACGAGCGGAGGCCCTAAAAAGTTCAAGGTCTTAGCCAAAAAAGGTGATCAGGTCAAAATGGTTCGCTTTGGCGACTCCAACATGACCATCAAAAAAAGTAATCCAGAGCGACGTAAGAGCTTCCGTGCTCGCCACAACTGCGATGCAGTAGAGCAGAAAAAGGACGTTTTCACAGCGGCATTTTGGTCGTGCAAAAATTGGTGATTTAAATGAAGAGATCATTTACAGATCAACAACACGCAGATGCGTTGGCGTTTGCACAGCAAATTGTAAAAAACCCTCGCACCAACGCACCGCGACCCGGCTTTATGCGTACTGGTGGCATAAAGCCCCCTCCACCCATAAGAGAACCCAAGTCCATCGATCGTTATCAGTCGCCCCCTTTCGACCCAAACCCACCTATGATGGGCACTATGGGCGGTGACGGAACGGGGGAATACCCGCTTGGCAGTGCCGGGCCTAGAGTAGATCCCTCTAGCCCAAATTATGTGCCTCCCGGAACGGCTGGCATTAAGCCGCTTCCTCCCGTAAAACAGCCGCCAATAATGTCGGGGCCTATGCCACCACCAATGACCGGTGGACCCGTACCTCCTCCTGCTATGGGCGGATTTGACGACTTGTTCGGCGATCCCGGAGCTGGCTCTTACGACAATCTCATGTCGCGCGCCTTTCAAGAATACTCTTCAGGGCAAAGCCCCTATGCAGGGGCCACCGACTTTTTGATGAATCGGTCAGTGTTTGACCGAGGCGCTCGCCCTGAAACATCGATGCCATCGACAGATATGCCTTCTTACGGATACAGCGATGCCGGAGGTTCTGGTGGTTTGGCGGCTATGCAGGCGCAACAACCCGGCTTGCAAGCGCAGTACGATCAGTTCGCACAACAGATTCAGTCGGCTCAAGAGGCGGCACAGCAACAAGCACAACAACAAACAGATATGGCATCTTCAGAGCGTCAGGCGCTCATGGATCGAATTGCGGCGCTAGAGGGGCAAGAAGGCCCAGACTTAGACGCCTTTGGCGCTCAGTTGCGCCAAGACATTCTTGGTCAAATGCCAGAACAAATAGACACGGAAGCGTTACGCAGAGAGATTACAGGAGAGGTTCTTGCTCTTGCTCAGCAAGATTTTCCTGACGTAACTCAAATTCGTGATGAGGTGATGCGTCTTTTACCAGAGCAGGAGCAGGTGGATGTAGAAAACTTACGTCGACAGATTCAAGAGAGTATCGACCGTGGTGCACCGCCTGAGCAAATTGACGCTTTACGTCAAGAGCTACAGAACCGGATTCGCCCCGTTGAGGAGCAGTTACAGGGGCTACAAGAGTCTCGTGGCAGTGTTGCCGAGCAGATAGGTGAACTACGTGGTCAAGTCGGCGCACTGCCTGATATTGATGTTGATGCAATACGCCAACAAATTATTAGCCAGCTACCAGAACAGGAGCGGGTAGACATTGAGTCACTACAGCGCCGGATTCAAGACAGTATTGATGCTGGCGCCCCTGAGCAAGAAATTGCTGGCTTACGCGCAGAACTTAACCAGCGCCTTACGCCGGTAGAGGAGCGGGTTAATAGTGTCCGCGAATCAGTCGCGCAGTTTAGACAGCAGTTTGATCCATCGTCCATTAGCGAGCAGATTGGTAACTTACGTGGTCGCCTTGAGGGATTGCCAAACATTGATATCGAAGATATTCGTCGTCGAGTTCAAGAGGGCATTGATGCTCGACAAGCCATCGGCATTAACCCTGACGCGCAACGTCAGATTGAAGAGTTACGCCGTAGGTTTGAGGAAGGACGCGGACGAATGGACCCTGACGTACTTGAGCGGCTACGCGCAGTAGAAGGGCGTCAAGGGCCTGATTTGTCTACTATTAGAGAGCAAATTGGTGAATTGCGCGGTCGACTTGGCAATATGCCGGGAGAAACATTTGACCCATCTCAACTACAAACGCAGATAGCGGCTTTAGAAAACCGTGGATTACCACCAGAGGTGCTTGAAAGGCTACGTGCGGTAGAAAGCCGTGAAGGTCCTGACGAAGCGGCTATTGCAGAGCGTGTACGCAGTGGAATCAACCCAAGAATCGCGGATCTTCGTGGTCAGCTTGAATCATCATCGGCCTCATTCAGAGAGCAATCTGAAAGACTACGGTCTGAACAAGAGCGCTTAGACTCAGAAGCAAGCGCCAGAGCGAGTGTCCGAGACGCTGAACTAGCTGGATTGAGAGAGCAACAGCAAGCACAGCAATCAGCTAGTCAGCGCGCCATACAAGAAGTTGGTGGACGTATTGATCCGCTACAAGAGCGTTTGGCGGCTTTGCGAGAAAGACAGGGCGAAGCAACGGCTGGTCGTCGCGCTATTGAAGAGCGCCTTGGCGGCAGACTGGAAGAGGTCAGGGGGCAGGTAACCCCGTTGACTGAGAGAATTGCGCAACTACGTGGTCGTTTAGACGAAAGGCCTACAGTCGACATGGATGCTATTGCCCGAAGAGTCAGAGAAGGTATTGACATCCCACAGGTCGATTTAGGCGGAATCCGAGAGCAAATTGCTAATCTGCGAGGCCGTATGGACGAAAGGCCTACGGTAGATATGGACGCTATTGCCCGAAGAGTTAGAGAGGGAATTGACATCCCGCAGGTAGATTTAGGTGGAATTCGAGAGCAGATTGCTAACCTACGTGGACGACTTGATGAGCGCGTACCGGCTGGCACGGCAGGAATCAAGCCTCTTCCAGCACCGCCTAAATCACCACCAAAAATGGGCACGTTCCCGCCCGGCTATAGAGGCTCAAGAGGAGGTCGCGGATAATGGCAAGCAAAATACCAGACAACGTCGCTAACCCCGAAATTTATAAAAAAGCTAAGGCTAAGGCCAAGGCTAAATTTGAGGTATATCCTTCCGCATACGCAAACGGATTTATGGTGCAAGAGTATCAGCGCATGGGAGGAGAATATAAAGGCGCCAAAAAAGCGACTGGCGGAGAAGTCAAAGCTAAAAAAATGAATACAGGCGGCTCTGTGGAGATGCAACCTCGGGGTTGTGGCGCTATGATGCAAAACAAGCGTAGAACTGTGCGAGTGCCTCGTGGCTAAAAAACGCGGACTTAAAGACTGGTTCGGAAGCGAGAACTGGGTTGATATTAGCGCCCCAAAAGAGGGCGGCGGCTATGAAAAGTGTGGCCGCCAAAGCGCCGATGATTCAGATCGTGACTATCCGAAATGTGTGCCTGCGGCTAAGGCCGCAAAGATGTCAAAGAAACAAGTAGCTTCCGCCGTCAGGCGCAAGCGAGCGAAAAAGCAAGGTGTGGGTGGTAAGCCCACTAATGTAAGTACGTTTGCGGCCGAGGGAGGCTCAATCATGAAAATGAAGACTAAAGGTTACGCTAAAGGTGGCGCTGGCAATAAAGAAGACGCAACGCAAGTTATGATTGCTGTAGGAAGACCCGGATCTGGCATGATGAAAGCTAAGGGAAAGGCCGCTGGCGGCGCTATGAAGAGCAAAGCCACGTCTAATTCAGTGCGCGCTCCTTCAAACAAAAACAGCGGACTATATGGCCGATAATGGCATTTCTCCAGTCCAGCATCCCGTACTTTAAGTGCTGGGTCAGAAAAGAGTACACGCACAATCACGAGAAATACCATGGCGAATTTCTTCATGCCATGGTCATCGGTGTCACGACGCTACCCAAGCGATGCCTGTCTTTTCAGGTCATATTTACCGGGGCTGAGACTTACGATACCGATGAGCCGAACCTCCACGGGGGCGCAATGTGGGCTCGTATGCCTATCACCGCTCTCGTGGGGGACACCCCCTTCGATAAATGGGCTGAGCCAATGCCTGTTTGGGCGGCACAGCCGTGGGACTGCGCATCTCGAACCCACAGCGTCTACAAGTTAGAAAACTGTGACCCATGCCCTTGGATGGCAAAAATTGATGGCAAGTTTTACCCGGCAAAATACTACTTTACTGTGGATTATACCGAGTCAGATACGGCGGACGACCCTGCACAACACAAGCAAAGCCATGTGCTGGAGTTGCTCGATGCGGGGGAGTGGACGGGTAATATTGTTGCGTTACCTAATAACCGAGTAAGAGTAACGCGACCTGCGCAGTTCGAGCTAGGTGATGGCGCCCCAGATTTTAGGCCTTCCCAGCATATCCATTACAGCAAATCTGACTTAGACTACACCTTGGACGTGAACCAAGTGTTCGACAACTTATACGCGGGTGCAGAAAATGGCGACGAGCGGGAGTAAAGATTTCGAGTTAGACGTAGCCGACTACGTTGAAGAGGCTTTTGAGCGTTGTGGCTTAGAGCTTAGAACGGGTTATGACTTGAAGTCAGCTCAGAGATCTTTGAACCTTATGCTGGCCGAGTGGGCTAATCGCGGATTGAATCAATGGACGATCAAAGAAAAGACCGTCCCTATGGTACAAAGCACGGGTAAATACAATATTGACTCAAGTGATCCTACCGCGACAATTGACGTGTTAGACGTATTTATTAGAGAAACCTCGCAGGGGACAACAACTGACATTCCGCTAAGCCGTATGTCTCGTGCTGAGTATGCAAACTTAGCGACGAAGTCGACGACAGGAAAGCCAAACCAATATCTAATTGACAAGCAGTTGACGCCTACAATTACCGTTTGGCCTGTGCCAGACAAGAGCTCAACCTATACCGTGTACATGAACGTGCTTACTCGCATGGATGATGCGGACGTTGGCGTAAATACCATGGAAGTCCCATTTCGGTTTTATCCGTGCCTTGCGGCAGGACTTGCGTATTATCTCGCCCTTAAAAGAGCGCCTGAAAAAGTGCAACTTCTTAAACAGCTTTATGAAGAGGAGTTTTTGCGAGCACTCTCTCAAGACGAGCCTCGATCAAGCTTCCGCATTGCTCCTGACACCAGAAGTTACGACATAGCATAATGGCCTTCGCATCTAACAAGCGAGCTTACGGGATCTGTGACATAACGGGCTTCCGCTATCGGCTCAAGGACATGAAAAAGACTTGGGATGGGTTGCTCGTGGGACCTGATCAATGGTCTCCAAAGCATCCTCAGTTGATGCCAAAACCTACACCAGTTGATCCTGAAGCTTTAAAAAATCCACGAATTGATCAGGCGGCGGACGGTAACGACGGAAACTTTTTTACTGTCTACACGAATGTGGGTCAAGGTATACTAGGCACACAGCTTACGACTTATCAAATAAACAGTGGATTAGGCACGGTTGAGGTGACCACGTCATGAGTTTTACATTAGCCACCCTAAAATCGACGGTACAAGACTACTTGCAGGTTGACGAAACAACCTTCAACAACAACCTCAACACATTTATTGAGGAAGCAGAAAGCCGTATTTTCAAGCTTGTGCAGTTGCCCGAGCAACGTAAGAACGTCACAGGAACACTGACCACCGGAAATCGGTTTTTAGCGACCCCGTCTGACTTTTTTGCGCCTTTTTCTTTGGCTGTAATTAGTGGTGACAGATATTATTATTTGGACTACAAACATCCATCTTTCATCAAAGAGTACAGCCCTGTAACAACCACCACAGCACAACCAAAGTATTACTCATTGTTTGATGAGACGGCTTTTGAAGTGTCGCCTATACCGGATTCTGGTTATTCGGTGGAGCTTCACTATCTTTACAAGCCAGCCTCATTGACGGCGGGTGCAGATTCAGGAACCACTGTCTTGTCTACGGACCATCCAGATCCTTTGCTGTATGGAACCTTGGTCGAGGCGGCGATATTCCTGAAAGAGGCTCCAGACGTTATTCAGACGTTTGAGACTCGATTCAAGGAGGGGATCGCGAGAATGAAGAACGTGAGCGAAGGCCGCGCTACTCGCGATGAATATAGATATGACTTGTTGAGAACAGGTGTTAGTTAATGTCACGCATACCGGAGTTGGAGGGGGCCAGAGTCGCCCTGATAGGCCTTGGCGCTTCTCAAATTGACTACGTAATTGGAGTAGAAAACAGTCAGCAGTGGGATGAGGTATGGTGTATCAACGCCGCCTTATCTGTTTTTGATTGTGACCGTGTGTTTATGCTGGACCCTGCGTCCCGGTACTTGGACACGGAAGATGCGGGTGGCCAGACTGACGTCATGCGTCGTTTACTGCCTACGTTTGATAAACCTATTTATTCGTGCGAGCTTGATGAGCGGGTACCGGCAATCGTTGAGTACCCCATTAAGGATGTGATTGATGATCAGCGGTGCGCTTATCTCAACAACACTGTGGCGTACGCAATGGCGTACGCGCTCTACAATAAAGTGGCTCATATCGATCTGTTTGGCATGGATTTTAGTTACAAACACAACCTGCATTTTGCAGAAGCAGGACGAGGATGCGTCGAGTTCTGGGTCTCTCGATGTATCTCGCAGGGAGTGGGTGTGGGTGTAAGCCAGAAGTCAGCTCTACTGGATAGCAACGTCGTACCAGCAGAACGCCTCTATGGCTACCATCGGCTAGATGATCCAATGCTTGTCATGACAGATCAAGAAGGCCAGTTTATGGTTTGCCCTCAGTCAGAATTTGACGAGGCTCGCAGGCAGTTTAACTTTAAGCAGATAGAAATGCCTTCAGCGCCGGAGCCGTACAAAGGATGATTTCTCAAAGTGCGGACTCTGGACTGGGAAGCGTTATGGTGGCGACATCCAACGATGGCGGCCACGATCCTGATTTTTGGGCAAAAATTGTCACAGATAGGCTTGTTAGCATTTCAGAAAACGCCGATCCTCACGTTAGGCAACAAGCCGAGGCTTTCCGACAGCAAGTTTATGAAGTAGTATTGAGGGGGATTAACAGCGCCATTGCTAGTGACCGTACTACTTTATCGGTTATTCTAAGGCGTCAAGGTCATAACCAAATGGCTGACTTACTGAAGGAGCTATAAAATGGCTATCACATCGGCGATCTGTACATCGTTTAAGCAGGAATTGTTAGTAGGCACTCACAACTTCACTAACAGCTCAGGCAACACATTTAAGCTGGCTTTGTATACCAGCTCTGCGACTCTCGGCGCCTCCACAACCGCGTACACAACCACAAACGAGGTTTCTGGCACAAACTACACGGCTGGCGGTAATGCGCTTACCAATGTCACCCCCACTACGTCTGGAACGACTGCGATAGTTGATTTTGCAGACCTGACGTTTGGAACCGCTACGGTTACGGCTCGCGGTTGTTTAATATACAACGACACGCAATCAGATAAATCAGTAGCCGCGATTGATTTTGGAGGGGATAAAACCAGCACGGCAGGCAATTTCACAATTGTATTTCCGTCGCCTACGGCAACGGGTGCAATTATCCGGCTTGCGTGATGCCTTGGTATGCCGTTACAGACGATAGAATTTCAGCCGGGGATTGACAAGGAGTCGACTGACTATGCGGCCAAAGGTGGCTGGGTGGACGGAAACCTCATTAGATTTCGCAAAGGCCGCGTGGAAAAGGTTGGCGGCTGGAATAAGCTTGGTAGCAGTTATTACCTTGGGCTTGCTCGCGCTCTTCATAGTTGGATTTCTCTCGGCGGCACTCGTTTTCTGGGACTGGGCACGACCTTCAAGTATTACATCGAGGAGGGTGAGTCGTTCAACGACATCACCCCGATAAGACTTACCACCTCTGCTGGCGACGTTACTTTCAGCGCCACAGACGGATCTTCTACGATCACAGTGACTGACACGGATCATGGGGCTGTCAGCAATGATTTTGTTACTTTTAGTGGCGCCTCTACCCTTGGAGGTAACATTACGGCAGAAGTGCTTAACCAAGAGTATCAAATCAGCCTCGTAACGAGCTTAAATACCTATGAGCTAGTCGCTAAAGACACGAGCGGCGCTACTGTTACGGCGAATAGCAGTGATAGTGGCAACGGTGGGTCATCGGTTGTGGGCGCATATCAAATAAATGTTGGCCTTGACACCTTTGTTAAGTCCACGGGTTGGGGCGTTGGTACGTGGGGAGCTGGCGGCTGGGGCTCTTCTAGCGCCATTTCTGCGGCTGGACAGCTACGTCTTTGGACGCACGACAATTACGGTGAGAACCTAATTATTAACCCGCGCGGTGGTGGTATTTACCGTTGGGTAGAAAACAATGGCGTTACTGTGAGAGCGCAGGAGCTTTCTCAGCAGGCCGGTGCAAGTGGCGTACCAACAGTTGCTTTGCAGGTACTGACGTCAGAGACCAACCGGCACTTGATTTGCATGGGCGTTGATCCCTTGGTTGGGGGCACACGGACAGGCATTATTGACCCTATGTTGGTCGCTTTCTCAGACTCCGAAAATGATCTGGATTTTACGCCCACGGCGACTAACAGCGCTGGCGATGTGCGTTTGTCTAGCGGCTCGTTCATTGTCGGCGGCATCAAGTCTCGGCAAGAGGTCTTGATATGGACCGACACGAGTCTATATTCGATGACATTTATTGGCCCTCCCCTGACCTTTGCGATGAACTTGGTCAACGAAGGCTCCGGTCTTGTCGGTCCCAAAGCGGCCTGTAACGCACCAAACGGTGTGTATTTCGCGAGTAAGACTGGTTTCTACTTCTACAACGGCTCGGTGCAGAAGCTTCCCTGCTCGGTTCAGGAGTACGTGTTTAACGACCTAGACTTAGGTCAAGCATTTAAGTGCCACATGGGCGTCAACTCAGAGTTTGGCGAGGTGTGGTTCTTCTACCCGAGCATCGAAGATGGCACGGGTGAGGTCTCGCGTTATGTAATTTACAACTACGAAGAAAACCATTGGTCCATTGGTTCTTTGATTCGTTACGCATGGCTTGATGCGGGTATTGAAGACCTTCCTTTTGCGTCGGCGGAAAGCTCGTCTCAGCAGTGCATTTTTCAACACGAGACCGGGTTTGACGCTTATGAAGATGCTATGACTGGCGTTTACATAGAGTCGGCTGACATTGACATAAGCTCTGGCGACAGCTTGGCTTTCGTCAAGAAGCTCATACCGGATATGGCTTTTGTTATTGAGACAGGCGTGAGCACAAACCCAGTCATGAACATTGTCCTTAAGCGCCGTGAGTTTCCGGGACAGTCTTTAATAACGGACAGTACAAACCAGATTACGCAAACAACGACATTTAAGAGCGTTAGGACGCGCGGCAGGCAGATAGTCCTCCGATTTGAAAGTGATGACGATGCTTCCGCAGTGGATCAGAAGGGGTATAAGTGGCGAGTTGGAGCGACTCGCCTTGACTTACAGCCAAGTGGTAGACGTGCATGAGCGTGTTATTACCCACCCGGCTACCGTTCTCGCAGGGCGAAACGGTATCTTCGGATACGTTTAACCGGCTTATCCGGGTCCTTGAGCTTAACCTCGGTGGGGTTAATTTCAGTATTTCGCCGCATTTTAACGCGACGGAGATCTCTGAATTACAATTTGCCACGGGCGCTATCATATTCAATACTACTAATTCAATTCATCAGGCTTTTGATGGGGTACAATTTAGAGACTTATACGATCATCAGACCTACCCGACAGGCATAGGCGTGTTGGCAACAGTGGGAGCCGTAACGGTAACGACATCATGAACCAGTTTTTAGAGCAAAGAATAGCCAACTTGATGGGTCCAGAGCCCACCTATAACGACCCTATGATGATGGCCCAAGGCGGTGAGGTCTTTGATATTGATGACCCGGAAACCATGGCTGAAGCTTCTATGGCCATGGGCCAGCCTGTTACTGACCCAAATGCTGAGCTACGCGCCGCCATGGAAGAGCTAATGATGGCTCAGGAAACCGCAGACGACCCTTTTGAAGCCGCTAAAGCACAACAGCTTATGGAGGCCGCACAAATCGGCTCAGAGGCGCCGATGGGCACAATGGCGATGGAGCTTTCTGAAGCAGGCAGAGGTGGTGACACCATGCTGGCCCACCTCACGCCCGGCGAAGTAATTTTGCCGCTTGGCATGATGGATGACCCAGAGTTTGAGCGTGTCGTTGAAAATAGATTTAATCAATTGGACCTTGCTCCTGAAGAGTATGTGGCGGGTTTAGGCATTGCTTCCCTCAACCCCATCACGGGGTTAGAAGAGTTTGGCTTTTTTAAAAAAATAGCCAAGGGCGTTAAGAAGGTTGTAAAAAAGGTTGTCCGTCCTATCGCGTCTGTGGCCCAGTTCATCCCCGGACCATGGCAACCCTTTGCCGCAATTATCAATAAAGCCGGTACGGTCTACGATGTAGCTAAAGGAAGGGCAAGCCCATTGGCACTGGCTTCTTTAGGCGCTCCAATCCCCGGTGGCGGTAACGGTGGCGGTATCGGAAGCTTATTTAGCGGCGCGAAAGAGTTTGTAACTAAAGGTGCTGACGGCGTTGGATTGTTAGGAAACATCGGCAAAGGAATTAGCGGTCTTGGGCGCAATGTCAGCGGCTTGGTGACGGGCGGCGGTGCTGACGGCGTTGGTAGCTTTGGAAAATTAGGCGATTTTGCTGGCGGAATTGGCGACACTTTGGGTGTTACTGATTACGCATCTATGCGAGATCCGGGCGCCGTTCTTGGTCAGTTGAGCGTTAATAATCCAGAGATCAACGAAATCGTTGAGGCTGGCGTCAGCTCTGGTAAATCGATGGGCGACATTCTTAGCGAAGTTGAGCAGATGGGTTATGGAGGCTCTGGCGGCGGATTCATGAAGGTGGTTGATGCCATGGGTGGCATGGGCGGCGGTGCTATGCCTATGGGATCAGAGGACTCGATTACAATCATTGAAAACTACTTAGCTCAATTCCCTGATCAACGCGGCGGTATTAACGCTATGCTGGCCTCCGGCGTAACAGAGGACGAATTAGCCGCACAGCTTATGGGGCTCCCTGAGTTTCAGGCGTCGCAAGCAGGATCTCAACAACAAGGCGGTAGCTTTTTTGGGATGCGCACTCCCGACGCAATTCGAGGCATCGAAGACTCCATAAAAGATATGTTGGGTATGAACGGAGCGCCAGCAACACAAGGACAACAAAGCAGAGGCCTTGCGGGCTTGCTTGGTGGCGGTGGCGGTAGCGGCCTAAATATGGGCGCCCTTGGCGCGGCTGGCCTTGCTGGTTTGATAGGCAAACTTGCATACGACGAGGCTAAGGATCGTAAGGGCGTGCCTCTGACACCTTCTGTCGTAATGAATGCGGCTGGCCGGTTTAATTTAGAAAACGAAATTGCTCGCCGAAGCGGAACAGCCGCCCCAAATCCAGTTGAGTTCGGATTGTTGCCGCAGGGCACTTTACCAACCCTGAGTGGCGGACGAGCACCTACTACGGCACAAGCTGGGCTTGAAGCGCAGAAGGCCACAGGAATGCGGTATGGCGGTCCTGTGATGGCTTTTGCTGAGGGCGGTAATGTAGACGAGCAAGACTTTAAACGCATGAATGGTGACATCAACGGTGAAGGCACCGAGGTCAGTGACGACATTCCTGCGATGCTCTCCGATGGAGAGTTTGTAATGACCGGACGCGCAGTTAGAGGGGCTGGCGCGTTTAATATGAAAAACAAGAACGGCATTATTACATTGACTCCAAAGAACGGTGAAGATCGTGACCGAGGAACCAAGTTAATGTATGACATGATGGGCTTGTTTAAGGAATTCGCGGAAGAGCCGGAGGCCGTCGCATGATAATGCCCCCTAAGAGAATCAAGAAATTTCAAGATGGAGGGTCGACAGGCCCTTACGTCGCCGGAGTGACCCGGCAAGAACGCCAGATGGACCCTATTGTTCAGCAAATGCTGTTTGGTTTGGGCGGTCAAGGCGGCTTTATTCCCGGAGCGATGCGCGCCGCAGAGCGTACCTTTTTTGATGAACAGGGACGTCCCATCGTTATACCTCAGCAAATTGCTGGATTCTCTCCAGACCAAGTTGGCGCGATGCAACTGGCTCGCGAGCAAGTTGGAGGCTTACAGCCCTTCTTGCGCAGAGCAGAAGAGCAGTATCGTGGGGGTTTGGGTGCAATCCAGAGGGGAGCGGAACAGCAGTTAGGCTCCCAACGACAGGCTTTGGGTCAGTTACAGCGCGGTGCGGCAGAAGAGGGATTTCAAAGACGTGCAGGATTATCCGATGCTTTACGGGGTATTGGTCAGCAACGCGCACTGTCACAGGGTGCGTTTGGCCAGCTTGGAAGAGGCTTGGGCGAGCAACGCGGTTTTCAGCAAAGAGCATTAGGACAGTTTGAGGGCGGCCTTGATCAGGGCCTCGCAACATTAGGCGGCGCGGCAGATCGTTTTGGCGGACAAGCCGAGCAGTTGGGCCGACAACAAGCCGGTCTAACGGGGCAATTTGGCCGTGATTTGAGCGGCGCCTTTGGCAGAGGTGCGGCGGCTACAGACAGATTTGGGCGCCAATTGTCGGGTGTTGATGCTTTGGCCCGTGAAGGTGAGCAACAATTCGGTCAGGGGGTTGGACAGGCTACTCGTGGGCTACAGACCGCACAGCAACAGTTGGACCAGCAGTTGTCTCAGGCTCTTGGGCAGGAGCGAGGAGCTGTTGGTAGGTTTGGTGAAGACATTGGTCAAGCCACGCAACAACTTCGCCAAGGAATTGGTCAGTTTGATCGAGGTCTTGGGCAAAGTATTGGTGAACAGAGAATGGCTCAAGCTGGTCTTGGACAAGGCTTGCGTCGTGCCACTGGCACACTTGCTGGTGCGGCCCGAGGCTTGGGTCGGGGCTTGAGTGCCGCAGAGCAAAGACAGCTTGGCGCAACCCAAGAGTTCGGCGGAAGGCTCGGAGAGTCAGAGCAATTGCTTCGTGGAACAACTGGCGGCTTTGACCCTTCAATGACACAGCAGTTTTACGATCCCTACGAAGATCGTGTCGTTCAGCAAACCATTGACGACATGATGAAAACTGGAGCTCAAGCAGATATTGCTCAGCAAGCACGAGATGTGCAAACAGCAGGAGAGTCAGCTTTCGGCTCTAGGGCTCGTTTAACTGCCGGAGAAAGGAGAGAAGCGTTAGGGCGTGGATTGGCAAAAGAACTTGCCGGAATACGCTCAGGCGGCTTCCAGAGAGCTCAGCAGAGCGCTATGGGTGAGTTTGCTCGGCAACGTGACGCAGAAAGAGCGGCCGCATCTGGCCTCGCCGGATTAAGCGGTCAAAGACTAAGCGCTCAGGAGCGCGCGGCACAAATGCTAGGTAGTGGCGCGCAAACCAGATTTGGTGCAGGCCAAGCATTGGCTGGGCAGTTGGGCTCACAAGCACAGCAGTTAGCCGCGTCTGGTGAGCGAATGGCTGGACGTCTAGGTGATGTTTCACAACAGCGATTAGGCGCACAGCAGGCACTAACTGGGCAAATGGGCCAAGAGGCAGGGCAAAGATTGGCGGCAGAGCAAAGCTTAGCCAACCGACTGGCCGCAGTAGGAAGTCAGCGCTTCGGCGCCGGTCAGGCGCTTACGTCTCAGCAGATGGCGGCGGCTCAAGGCCAGCTTGGTGCTCGGCAGGCATTACAGGGCCAGCTTGGTCAAACTGCCGCTCAGCAACTACAAAGCCAACAGCAGTTAGCATCTCAGCAACAACAGATGGCACAGCAGAGATTGGGCGCAGGACAGCAACTCGGTCAGTTCCAGCAGGGACTAGCAGGGCAACAGCTTGGTTCTCAGCAACAGCTTGCCGGTCAACAGATGGGCGCCGCAGGACAACGTCTTGGTGCGCAACAGCAATTTGGCGGCTTGTTAGGACAACAAGCTCAGCAGATGTATGGCGCAGGCACACAGCTTGGGCAAACCATGGGCCAGCTTGGTCAACAAGGTATGCAGGCTCGTATGGGCGCAGGTCAGCAGGCGCTTGGTACTGCCGGTCAATTGGCTCAGGGATATGGTCAGCTTGGCGGTGTACAGGGTCAGTATGGTCAGCAGGTCGGTCAAGCTATGCAGGGCTACGGTCAGCAGTTGCAAGGGCTTGGTGGACAGTTTGCTCAGGCTGGACAGCAGGACGTGCAGGCCTTAATGGGTATCGGTGGAATGCAACAGCAACAGCGTCAGCAAATGCTTGATGCACAACGTGCTGGATTGCTACAGGCTCAGCAGGCGCCGCTCGCTCAGTATCAACAGCTCCTACCGTTCATGCAGTTTGCGGCCGGTCAGACTGGGCCAAGCCAAGTACAAACGCAGTACACGCCGCCACCTAGCCCGTTACAAGCCGGATTAGGTACTGGATTGAGTGCGCTCGGAGCTTTGGGGACGTACTTCAACCAGCCACAGCAAGCCGTGCCAACACAGCAATACTCTAGTGGTCCTGCGCAACCACAATTTACGCCGAAATTAAATCAATTCTATCAAACTCCGATTGAGACGCCACCGCCACCCGGCCTGAGAGGAGGACCCTAATGGCTATTTCACGAGCACAAATGGAAGAGCAGATTAGAGGCCTTGCCCTTGGCGGCGGTGTTGATGATTTTGATATATTTAGCGAGCCTACCGTTGACCCTTTCGCAATCCCTCCGATTCCTATGGGTATGCAACCGCTACCAACTGCGCCAACGCTAACGCCTCCAACGCTTGATATGTCTGGGTTCACTCTTGCAGAAGAGGATGAAGACGATCCGTTTGCGTTGCCAGATCTTGACGAGTTGCTTGAGCAGGCGGCTAATTCTGAGGCTAAGCCAGCGCCGCAAGAAGAGAGTGAAGAGCAGAAAAAAACCCGCACCTTCACCGACCGATATGACGAGTACAAGCGGCGCCTTGGTCCGTTGATGGCTCAAAGTGAGCGCCCTACGCTTTATGATCTTGCGGCCGAACTTGGCGAGGCTATGATTTCCGCTCCGGCAGATACAGGCCCGTTTGCAAGTTCTGCGGCTGGCTTCATTGCCTTTCACAAGCGATTGCGCAAACAGCGTGAGGATAAGCGTAAGGTCGATCAAGCAGTAGCACTAAAGGCATTTGAGATGGCTCGCGAAGACGAGAATGCCGCTGAGGATTACCTCAACAAGGTTTCGTTGGAACGGATTAAGTTATCCAACAAAGACCCTAAAATGCAAAACTATGTATACGACGAAGTTGATCCTGTGACTGGCGAAACACGTCAAGTGACGGTGCCGGTCGATGAGAACAATAAGCTTGAGGTCGCCGCTGTGCGGTTGTTGCCTAATGCACGACGAGCTTCTTCCGCAGGAACAGAAGTCAACATCACCCAGCCAGACCCATCTAAGTTTATGGAGCGTCGGGGCCAAAGTCTTAACGACTCCATTGTCGGAATCGAAGAGGCAAGAAACGCGGGTGTAGAACAACAGCGATTAATCAATATGATGCAGGTTGCGCTGTCTCGATTGGGTGAAAATGTTGGCGTAGTCGAAGCGAAAACCTTGCCGTTCCGAAAACTATTAAACGATATGGGTATTCGGTATGACGGCAAACTTGGTGACCAAGAGCTTTTGAACACGCTAGGCACTCGTATTGCTATGCAGTTGATTGGCGATACCAAGGGCGCGATTACTGAGATGGAGATGCGCCTGTTTATTGCGGCATCTCCCGGTTTAGCCTCATCGAAGGGTGGTTTGCTTAAACAGTCAGAGTACCTAAAGCGCATTGCAGACTTGAACGTCAAGCTGGCGAACGATTTTTACTCCAATGAAAATTTGCAAAACCAGCTTGGCGATCCGTCTTTAAACGATGTACAGCGAGCGTCCGCTTATAACCAGTGGTATGCCAACTGGCAAAAAAGCAATTCTTTCTTAGATCCCACAGAACTCGCAGAGCTTCGTCAGTTTGCGGCAAACGAGCCCGAGGTTGCCGCCAGTTACCGGCGACAGTTTGGGGACACGGGCTCTGAAGATATGACCGAGCGAGGCTATTGATGGCAAAGCAAGTAAACATTGACGGCGTCGAATACACGGTTTCTAGTGACGAAGGAGCAGAGCGTCTGCGTCGTGACATAGCCGAAAACAACAACGGCATGGGCGACGAGCATCAACGCCGAGTCATGCAGATGGGCGCCCGAGATCTGCGCGCATTAGAAAGCGAAGCTGAGATGCGTGAAATGGCGGACGCTAATAAGTCTGGCGCGCTCCGAGCATTGCTTGCAGGTATGTCGAATGATCAGGCGTATCAAGCGCAGTGGCTCGCAGAAAAGCGATTCCCGGAGCTTGCGGACTCAGTCAATCTGTCGGATTACTACTTCCTCGACGAGGACAATGATCTTGCGTATATGGACCCGTACACGGGAGAGATCAACAAAGAATTTAAGGACGGCTTGTTTGGCACTGTAATGGACACCTATGGGCTTGTAGGACCGGCCTTGCAGTTTGTGCCAGAGATGGCTTTAGGGGCCGCAGGTCTTAGTTTTGGAGCGCTCTCAGGCGGCTTACCGGGAGCGATGGCCGGAGGTGCTGGCGGCACTGCCTTGGGTGGTAGCGCAGGCGCCGCAGGTAGAGCGGGTATCAGTGCCGCGTTTGACGGACCACCTTTGAACGTCGGACAGCTAGGCAATGACCTTCTGGTCAACAGCGCGTTTGGCTCCGTTCCGTTGGGCGCTGGTTTTTTCCGTGGCGGGAGGCCAATCCTGAATAAGGTTAGCACCGACTTTGCTGGCGAGGACGGCAGGAATATGTTGCGCACCTTGCTCACCGAAGGTGGGGAGGATGTCGACAAGATCATTGCTATGGCCGACGATAAGTTTGGCATCACGCTTACTCGTGCCGAAGCGCAGGGAATAAAAACTAATGCTGGTCAGATTCAGCGATATCTTCAGATGCAACCGTCATCGCAAAAGCTGTTCGATTTCTACAACGATCGAGCACTGCGAATGGAGGACGCGCTCAACGAATTCTTTGATGAGATTCAGGCCGGAAAAATGCTTACTGGGCAGACTGGCGCACGGATGCAGGGAATGCCGACAACAGGCTCGGTAACTCCAGAAATGGACTTGGCGGAAGCTACTCAATCAGTCATCAAAAAACTGGCAGACAAGCGTCAGCAAAGAGCCAACAAGGTTTATGAAGAAGCGTTTGCGCTTGATGACTTTGCAAGGTCTGGGCAAATGGGTTTTGCGCCACTCATTGATATCAGTGATATCGGTAAGTCTATTAAGCAAAAAATGGATGATCCTGATACGGGCGACCAAATGCGCGCCGCTCTGGCTCAGATCTACAAAACTATTGTTGACCCCACAGGCACATCACTTACCGGATTTAAAAGCGAGACCCGTGCACTGCATAACGCTGTGACCGAGGATCTTCGTGCTTTGTATGAAACAAAGGCTACGTCCGAAGGCGGCAAGATCGCTAGTGTTGTTGCCAATTATAAAGGTCAAATCAGTGACGCGATAAAAGCGAACAACCCCATCTATGCTCGTGCCGCTCGTATCTACGACCCCGAGAAAGGTCACCTTCAGATCCTTGAGCGTGGTTTGCTAAAGAACTTGACCGAAGCGGTAGATAAAGGTGGCGCGACCGCCGCGCCGTTGGTTCAAAAAATGTTTACGGGCAAAGCTACGGCAGAAGAGTTGCGTCGTTTGCGTCGTTTGGTCCAGACCGAAGATCCTCGCGTTTGGCAAAACTTGAAGGCTGACTGGTTACGGACTCAGCTTGATGACGTCATTATGGGCACCACAGACCCGTTTGGAGTGCCAAACAAGTTTTTGAGAAGGATAGGTATACGGAACCCTAACCGAGCTTTCTCAGGCCGTGGAGGCGTTAAGAGGCGCTCACGCAAGATCGATGCGTTCAAAGAGATTCTGAGCCCTGAAGAATTTGCGGCCTTTGAAGACGCTTTGCAGGTTACACAGGCCATTAGTTACATCGCTACGCAAGGCGGGTCTCCGACTCAACCGCTTCTGGCTTTGATGCGTCGGGCTGAGGCAGAATCTTCTGGTCTTTCGCGTCCTGTCATTAGTGCAGTCAGAGCGATCGTAGAAGTGCCACAGCGCATTCTTATCCGTGGTTTTGATGATCTATCTCAAGCCGCCATTGGGTTTCAGCGAGAAGCTTATGAGGATGCGTTGATCCAAGCGATTATCGATCCAAAGAAAGCGTTAGAGCTTCGTGAGGCGATCGACAGAATCAACCCATATATTTACATGGGCGTTCAGTCTACGGCTCGTGGCGTGGATATGCCTGAAGCGTTAGAGCCCACCGAGTTTGGGCCCGAAGGCCAGATTGAGTCGATGGGCGATGAGAATCTTGATTTGCGACGACGTATGCGTGAGCTCGAAGAGCAGGCCGCAGAGCCGTCTGTATCGGATTCTATCGACCTAGGTATGGGTGCTTCGTTTGCGCCTTTACCGGATGTTTCGGCACCTTCGGCGCTACCAACAACGCCGCTATCC